CTCCTATACTAGGAACTGTCATCTCTATAGTTTTACCCGTTTTTTTAACGGTAAAGATAAAACTCCTTGTCTCCTGATTGTAATATTTTAGGATATCTCGGTTTATATCATATGAACTTAAAACACCGGTTCTCAATTCCAAACCTTCGTTGAATGGACATTCTGGTGTTTGTTTACATTTTTTCTTCGTTTTAAGTATAATAGAATTTTCACCCCTTACGAATGTTAAATCCCTTATGGCCATAATAACAAAGAATCTATCCTCCTGTTTTAGATCCTTATATGAAACTACTCCCTCTCCCGGGAATTCCATTCTAAAACATCTATCTAAGATATAACTAAGTTTCTCCTCGATATCTAAATTATCATCCTCGTCTATAGTAGAAAAATGTCTAATCTCTCTTACCTCCGCAGCTCTTATTGCAATCCTTGTTTTATCCGGATAGAACATGCCTTTAGAAGGTAGTATATTAACAGGTAGATTCTTCCATCCACTATCAAAGGATGGTGATTCAGGAACACTCTGAGCCTTACCAAAAGAATTCTTACTTAAGCTTTGATTCAGATCTACCACGTTTAATTTCTGATCGGGTGATTGTACTTTTTTTGGCTCGGTATTATTTGAATCATGTTTATTGACTTCCTCCGGTTTAGGATCAGCCTCTTTTTCTATCGTGACTACTGAAGATTGCTCTTTACTTATCGGGTCATCATATTCAATTCCCCCTTCTATTTCTTTCATTCTTAAGATCTCCTCAGGGGATAGTCCATTTTCCATAAGATTATATTTTTTCTATTATATAACAGGAAACAGAAAAAGAGGCCAATTTGGCCTCTTTTTTTTCATATTTTTTTTATATAAAAGTATTTATAAGAAGGTATCTTCCCAGTAATCACAGATCCAACTAGCAGTAAGGTTATATATTGCTGGGGTCTCATAATCTAACTCCATTGCATTTATAGCTTCACTTAAAAAGCAAGAAGGTATTCTTATTCTTCTAAAAACGTCACCTCTTTTGTTAAATACCTGAATAACCATAGATCCAACATAATCTGATTTAATCCCCATAGCTCCAGTTAGAGGGTTGTAAATTAGATCCGACCACTGTCTTAGTATTTTATAAACAGTCATGGAATTTTGATCATTAAGATTGACCTCAAATTCCATCGAAAGAGTCATATCCGTGGTAGATGGTTCACCCCCTGCATATCTTCTTGTAGCAAACTTATAGTTCTGCTCTATTGTTGCTGCAGGAGAAATATCTACTGCTAAACCCGTTATGGATTTAACTTGTTGAGCTAATATCCCCTCACCGTTAAAGGTAGTAGCGGCGTCTACTATACCAGCAGGTGGATTTATTATAACCTCAAACTGATTTAAATAAACCGGTTCGAAGTTACTTATAGCTGCTTTTGAATTGGTAAAATGTGGTAGTCCTGCCATTTATTTAAATTCTTTTTTTATAGGAATAAATCCTCCCAGTAGTCCACCGCCCATACCATATCATCTATCTTGTATAGGTCAGTTGATGTATAGTTTAGGTTCATCGGAGAGATTGGCTTTGTAAGAAAGCAATCTTTACAAGTAATCCTTCTAAAAACATCACCTTGTTTATTAAAGATGTTAACTACTATAGTTCCTACATAGTCATTCTTTAATCCCATCGCTCCTGTTAGTGGATTGTAAATTAAATCAGACCACTGTCTCAGAGTTTTGAAAACGTACATTGAGTTATCATCGTTCAAGTTAACAGAAAAACTAACACTAAGATCCATGAATGTCTGATCTGGCTTAGCTCCAGCGTAATTTCTTTTAGCAAACTTAAATTTCTGAGTAGCAAGTCCTGGGTTCTTATCTAAAGAAAGACCGCTTACTTTGGATACGTGCTGAAGTAAAATTTCACCTCCGGCAACTGCTGCTGGTGGTATAATAGTAACTTCGAATTGATTCAGATAAACAGGTTCAAACCTATTTATTGCTGATAACGAATTTGAAAAGTGAGATAATCCTGCCATAATTACTTATATTTATCTGCCTTCTTTAAAAATCATAAATTATACAAATTGTATGAATCCTCCAGAAGCAATTCCTCCAGTTCTTGTAACCGTGATTCGATTAATGAACTTCTGGATTCCTCTTGCTGGTTCTATTATGACGTCAATTATACCCATGTTCATATCTATGATTGCAGGGGTATTATTAGAAGCATCCATAATTGTTTGGTAAGCGTAAATACCACCACCAGCTCTAACACCATCTAGGTAGTTGTCTACTAATGTTTTGATTTCTAGTCTGATTGAATCTTCGTTGAAATCAAATAGGTAGTTAGCCAAGATCTCTTGAACGTCGTTTTCTACACTAATCAATAGATCTCTAACGTGAACAAGATTAAATGCTGAATTAACTTGCTGATAAGCAGTTTGGTTACCGAAGATAACTACTCCAATTCCTCTTCTTTTGATGATTGGATTGATTCCGAAAGGTTCTAAGTTTCCTCTGTCCTCTTCAGTAAAGTCATATTCAACACCTACTATATTACCTCCGCTAATTACTCCACGTTTCTGACCTGCTATAATAGCATAAGGTTCTCCGTTAGCGAATTTTCTAAGGAAGTTATTAGAAACGTATGCTGCAGGTGGTACCTCAACGTTTCTATTAGTTTCTCTTACAGTAATATAAGGAGAATAGAATGCTGCGTACTTAGCTCCATCAGCTTCTGAAGGTAAGCTAAATGTGTAAGACGGATTTAAAGATAAGTTACCGCCATCTGCTATATAAGCAGTATTTAATCTCGGATAAGGATTAGCTGCAGTAGGAGCATCAGTAAATCTTGGATCTGTACTAGCTCTAAATTGCGCCATAGAAGGAGCGTTTATAATCGCCAAAGCCTGTTGTCTTAACATAGCCAATCTAGAAAGCTGGTATTTAGAGTTTGGTAAAATCTGCCCAGAGAATGTATCAATGATGTATCGGTAAGATATAACATCCTTAGCTGCTAATGTCTTAGCAATATTCGTGTTATACATAACATCAAGAATCTCAGATATTCTAGCATCACTTCCATTAGGTCTGTGCCAGTCTGTCATTGTGAATCCACTCAGATATGTAAAATCAAAGGATCTTGTAAACTGAGCTATCGATTTAAATTTCTGAACTCTAACTCCAGATCCTGAAGTATAATAAAGAACCGGTCTAGCTGAAGTTACTCTGAAAGTTCCAGCAGTAGTTGTAGCAGAAACTGTAGTGATTTTAGCTAATCTATTTTGTCTGTTTCCGGTAGAAGGCTCACATATATCAAGGTCAGTTGAAACCACCAAATCTCCAACCGAGAAAGGGGCGTTTCCGTTAGAATCTTGAGTTACCAAGAATGTTGTTACGTCGATTCTTGAACAATCTACAAATTCATTTATTGCACCTTCCTGAGAAACTATATCAGTATTCTGTGTTCCTACAGGTAAACCTACGTTGTTAGATGCGTAAGGTGTACCGAATGCAGCTATATTTGTTATTGTCGTATCAGCTAAAGAAACATTGGTAAATGCTCTAGTATTAACATAATTGAACTGATCCTTATCCACAGTTTGTTCGAACCCTAAATATTGAACGTTAGATCCACTACTGTTAGTCCAGATGATATCGCCATCTGTAATCTCAGCATACTTGTTATCCTGGTAAAGAGAAGAAGCATTATATCCAACTAATACGTTAGAAACTCCGAGAGGTGCGCTAGGTCCAGTTACACCATTAGGTGTAGATGTGCTAACGATATCAACATAATCAGAATTACCAAATTGATAAGCATCCGTATAGAAAGGTTGATTACTTCCAGATGCTCCTGTATTGTAAGAAGTTAAGTTGTATGTCGGTGTTACAGTAATACCTTGTGATCGGTAGAATCCGGTATCTAATGGGTGGGTGAAGAATATCCTTAATTCTCCAGATACGTCCTTAGTTCCTGTTACTTTTAACTTAACTAAATCACCCTCTGCAAACTGATTTATCAATCCTCCAGTTAAACCTCCGGTATATCCAGATACAACACCTAAAATGAACTTCTGGTCGTTAGATGATGTTACAGTTAAGAATGTCTTAAGTTCATTTTTCTGAGCAGCTGTTTGTAAATATCCAGCGGTACCGCCTGTACCAGAAGTCTGAAGATAGTGTAATCCGCCATCATAAGCATTAGGGTCGTAATTAGCGAAAGATTGATAAACAACCCCTGCAGTTGCACCAGTTACTCCAGTTAATGTATATAAGGTACCAACTTTTGCCCCTGATGTATAAACAGTAGCACCAGTAGCACTAACAAATCCAGTTGCTCCAGTTACTCCAACTACGTTTTGTGTATATAGGTAGTCAGCAACTAAAACTTGATCGTAGCTTAAGAAATTAATTCTAGGACTAGGTAAATCGCTATCTCCCGTTAATTCGTCGATAAGGTGATTTCCGACTAGATCTATTTTAGATCCATTAGCACAAATATCATCAAATGCTTGTTCGTCTATAGCACAGAATAACCCAGTAGATGGAGTGCTATTATTAATCAGAGTTTGTACATATTGATTAACACCATTAAGATCTACGAAATCCGGTATAATACATCCTGTTACTGATGTAACGATAGAAACATCAGGTTCAGATAAAAAGCTGTCTATTCTGCTTTTAATAAATCCATTTTCGGTAAAATAAGTGCTCCACTGTGGATCTATAGAGAGTGCCTGATAATTCGTCCAATCTCCATAAACTGCTATAACATCAATAAAGTAATCTGACATGTAGTCAAATGGATGCATGAAAGTAGGAACATTGTTAGCTCCATACCAATCTATAGCGAATATGTCATATCCCTTAAGTGGCTTAGATGAATCCGTAGATTTTCTAACTATAATACTCATAGGTGATTTACCTAGATTAACTAAGCTAAACAATTTACCCTGGTCAGAAACACTAAGTGTAGCCAAGAAATAGTTAGGATCAGCAAACCAGAATCTTTCCTTATTATAGTAGGATGAATATAGTCTGCTTGTTACAACACCATTATACTCTTCGGTGTCAAGTGAGTATGCTTGGTAATCAACCTCATCAGGGTTAGCTGAATCCGTATCATCGTTTAATCTTAAAAGATTTAAAGCAAACACTGGGCCTGCATTTAAACATGTTAATATAGATCTTTGGAAAAAAGATCCTTTATTTTCTAATGATCTATCGATGTCACCAAAAATAGAAATTAGCGTAGTTACATCTGGGATATAAACCGGTGTATTGAAAGGTCCCTTATTGGAAAATCCTACAACAAGACGTATTGTCTGTGATGTCAGGATTACGTTCTGGGACGCATCAAATTCTAGGGTGTAGACTCCGGATGCTCTAAACTGAGAGTAATCTATTTTTACCTTATTTGCCATTACATTAAAGATATTTTTGCTTCTAGACTATATATCAAAAATAAAATCGGAATTATTGGGGAGGTTGGATAAATATCATTCTTATAGTAGATTGTTGAAATCTCCATAGCTTTTACCATCTTTAGTGGAGTATCCTTTTTCTTCCTCTCCTCTAAATCCAGATTCTAATTTTTTGATAATCATGTCTTTGTATGAATTGTCCTCTAATTCATCAAATACCTCACCTACTATCTGATTGAAATCATAGCCATCAAACAATCCAGGTAAATTTACAAGAGTCATAGCAACATCATCGTGTCCGCTCTGACTTGAATATGTTCCAGAATTATTTAGTCCAAAAGTGAATAATTCGGGGATGGTCCATTTTTTATCGTTAACCATGATTCTATCCCTCCTCATCAGACTTCTAAGAAGCTCACAATATTTCATTTTGTTCTTCTCGTTGTATTTAATTCCTGGCTTTAGCACCCTTGCAGATTCGGTATGCTTAGTAAAAAGAAACATCTCGTCATAAAAGTCATCCCTCTGTGAGAGTTTATCGTAAACCAACTCACCTTTGTAGTTCATTTCCAGAGCGATTTTAACCCTATCAACTTCAAAAACCTCCGAACATAGTATCTGTAGAAGCTTAGTAATATCCTCAAGTTTAATCTCATTGTCTCTAAAAACTCCAACTTGAATCAGTCCAAAAAAGTCTGCTTCATCTTCAAATTCTTCCATTTTTTCAATAACAGCTCTAGGAAGTGGAGTAACCTTAAATATGTTTATTACTGTAAAATCACCCTTTGCACCACTACTAAGGTCCACCGAAAAAACAAACTTCTTACCTGGTAGATTTGCCTTATCTAAATCAAATTTCGGATGCCATATAAGATTCTCGTAATTGACATCAGCATAATGGAGATTGGAGATCTCTCTCCAAGCGTATTCTACTTCGTTATTCCTTATTTTTCTGAGTTCATCAGATCCCAGTAAAAGGCTGGAAGAACTAAGAAATTGGTTGCCATATTCTTGATTAAAAAGCTCCTCGCTTCCTAAGTTACCTATTTCTCTCTTCTTCCACTCATCGTCCCTTCCTGGAACCTGCCACCAGTCTACTCTTATTGGATTAAAACTATTTTCTCCTGTCAGTGCTCCTTGATAGATCTCATAAAATTTATTCATCCCATTCGGAGTTGATGTGATGATAATTCTAGAAACCTTAGATGAAGATACAGTAGGGTATGTTGATCTAAAGAAAGCCTCTATAAAGTTAGAATTAATATGAGCAAACTCATCCATGTATAAGAAGTGGATGGTAAAACCAATACCGGAAGTTTTGGTAGTAGTTTTAGCTAATACCCTACATCCATTATCAAATCTCATGGTCATCACGTTGTTAACCAACATACCCGGTTTCATATAAAAAGGAAGACCTTTAATAATAGCCTTAATCTTATCCATTAGCTCTTCCGCAGTATCCCCTACGTTGGCAAGAATCATCGCATTTTTATCGTGATTGAATAAGAGATACCAAACTAGTATTATTGATGATGTGATGGATTTACCAACCTGTCTGGGGGCTAGAAATATATTAAACCTATGATTCTGATATTCTCTTAGTACCGATGTTTGGTAGTCTCTCAGCCTTATGTAATCTAAACCAGTATCGGTCATTACTTTACAATACTTGGCGAAATAGCTGACATCCTCAGCACATTTTTTCATTTCCAATATTTCCTCTCTGGTATATTCCCAAAGAATATTAGATCTTTTTAATTCTGGGTCATTGTCATGAAAAGGATTATCAACGGACTTATAGTCCAGTCCCTCTTCATCAACTTTTCTTAATAATTCCTCTACCCTGGAAGTAGACCAGTGGTTAGTTTCTATCTGTTCAACCTTTTCTATTCCGGTCTCCATTATTCTAGTATATCATCTTCTA